CACACGGGTGAGTCCGAGTTGCTGGCTTTTGGTTCGGCAGATGCGGGGGGTACGTTTTCAGATAGTGACTTAGACTACCTTAGAGTAACTAACCTTGATGGAACGAACTTCGTGACGCTTCGCGTATTAGGAAACTCCGAAGAATACTTTGTAAAGATCGAGGCTGGGGACAGCTTTATTTTAAATAACTCTGTTATGGATGCCAACGCATCAGGATCGGCATCTGTGACTCTCGCCAACATCGATAGCATAAAGGCGCAAGCAGATACAGCAACAGTAAGCTTAGAAATATTAGCATTAGCATGAAACACATTAAGAAGCACGGTGGTATCCACACCCTAAATAAAGGAGGTATGTATGACGCCATCATGAAGTTCATGGGTGGCGGCAAGTACTTGAAAGAAGGGGGGACAGATTTCGGTAATCTCAGCATGAAGGCGGGGATCGACAAAAACCCAGAGGTTACTTATGCTGATAAGATTGCTGGGGCCACAATGAATGAGAAGGGGAAAGGTGGCCGCGTGTACAGAATGGGTGGTGTGAATGAGATGGAGCACGGAGGTGGTTTAAAAGTTCTCATTAAAGCTATGCAAGAAGGCGGTATGCTCAATATGATGGAGCACGGAGGCGTACACAAGTACCCAAACGGTGGAGTTCACAATCCAGAAAAGTCAGTTGAGGAAGGAGGCGAGATGCCAGAGGGCGAAACATTTGTCCTGAACAACAAGACGGCAAAAGATCCAGGATTCCAAGACTTTTTAAGATCTGTGGGTGGAGAGTACTATGAAATGGCAATTCCTGAAATGGACTCAAGAGTCGAGAGAGGCACCCCTGGCACAGTGGGATTTTCTGATTATGCTAGTTTCCTTAGGGACCCAGCAAACAGAGGAAAAGAGCTGGCGGTGAACCCAAGGTTCTTCGACATGGAAGAAGCCCAGAGTAGCCCAGGCACCTTCGGAAGGTCCGTTCCTCAATTCGAGCGCGAAGGCCAAGGACGTGGTGGTCGTTATGAAGGCTCAACCTATGCTGAAATGATGGCAAAACAGGCGGCTAGACACGCGAGCAACAAAGATCTTGAGCGTAGATACAATGAGTACCTCATGAAGCAACGCCAAGGACAGCGTGTTGGCCCAAGAGAATCCGTTGAGTACACGCCATCTGGCTTGACTAACGCCGAAAGAAAACTGCTAGATTCATTCAATCAGTAATCTAAACAGCATAAAATAAAAAAAGGCCCGCGAGGGCCTTTTCTTTTGTCTGATGTTTTTCAGTCAACCGCAACGATGAACAAGCGGTCGTGACCTACGTACTCAAAGCTGTTGGAGTATACTATGTTATTGAGCTCAACGGATCCCCTTAGGGACGCAACTCTGTCTACGTATCTGTCATTGATAACAAAAATCTTTCGTTCGTTCACTGGGATACCGTCTTCAGTGCAGAATACTACGTATGCACCAGCTTCGTTCCATGTGTGCAGAGCATCGTTCGCTCCGTATGAAGCGACGTAACTAAAATCAAAACCACTGTAGTCCACGTCACCGAATAACCCAGGGTTTGTGTCGAGGCACCCCCCATGCATTTGGAAGACGCGAATTGAATCTGCACTGCATGCTGGTGCAAATGATTCTACTAAACTCCTGTTTAAGGATTGAGAAAGGCCCGTTACTGTCAGCAGGGCGAATGCTGCGGTTAAAATTGAATTTTTCATAGCAAATAACTGATTTAAATTGTTTCGTAACTTCGGTTTGCTGATCTCAGTATAGGGTTAAAAAACCATTGCCTCCAAATTTTTTACATAACTTTGCTATATTCAATCATAGATTGAAAAAATATTACCACAACCCTCGTATCAAACGAATAGACCCTTCTTGGGTAGCCAATCGAAATGCAGTTAAGCAAAAATCTATCACTGAAAGAAGTCGTGAAATCCAACACGGCCAGCCGCCTTGGGATCGATAACACACCCGAAGACTGGGAGATTAAAAATCTCACGGCAATAGCAGAAAAAGTATTCCAACCTATCCGCGATCACTTCGGTGTGCCTATCGCTGTGAGCTCTGGATACAGAGGTAAGCAACTAAACAAAGCCATCGGAGGGAGCAAGTATTCTCAGCACATGGTCGGGGAGGCACTTGACCTAGATGCTGACGTGTTTGGACGCATTACTAATGCAGATATTTTCAACTTCGTGAAAGACAACCTGGTGTGGGACCAGATGATATGGGAGTTCGGCGACGACGAAGAACCCAACTGGGTACATATCTCGTATAAATCTGTAGGGCAAAACCGTAAACAGATTAAGCGAGCCCGTAGAGATGAGAAGAATAAAGTATACTACACCGTAGAGAATGCCTAAGCAAGTAAACAACTACGCTCCAGAGCGAACTAACGTAAGCCGACCAGGTATCCACGCTAAGACAAAGTCGTCAAGCAACAAGAATAGCAAGAACTACAAGAAGGCGTACAGGGGTCAGGGTCGTTAAAGGTAGCTGTAGAACCGCTGCACAGCCATCCTTCCTTTCTGGGAAAGCGCATACCTTACCCTGTAGTTGTATTTGGTCTCATCTCTAAATAAGTGGTCCTGCATCGTTTGAGAAGGGCTTAACTTATCGAAGTGTTTGTAGAGATAACCCAGATTTACCAGTGGGTATATGATCCTGTCGGAAAGGTTTCCCCTGGTCATGTCATAATTTTCTGCCGCCCAAGAGATAGTAAAGAACTCTAGGTCATATACGTACAACATAAAGTATATGTCTTTCCTGGATAGATCTCTATTATTCTTCAGGAATTTACTAATCGCAGACCTTAGGTTTTTTAGGTGGTTATTGTTGATGTTCCTCTTGTTCATAAAGGACACATCTCTAAACATCCTGGTCTTTGAAGCACTAGATTTTGGCATCTCTATTATGTCGTATATTTGATTCAAACGAATTTACAACATGAGCCCAAGCGATACTCTCTTCTTTGCTGAAATGTACAGCCTCGTAAAAAAAATGGAAGAGACTATCGATCAGTTCGACATGAAGGATCGCACCCTTGCTTCTATAATAATAGGCGTTATTGATCTCGATGCTATTGAGTACGGTGAGGAAGAGGCAGAAATGAAAACTATGTACAGCTTCAACCTTCAAGGAAGGGAAGAATTAAACACAATGAAGCAAGTCATGGATAACGCTTACAACGATGAGGACGATATAGACCTTGATGATCTATTGAACGGATTGGGTATATCCCTAAACTAATGGAAGGACTTATTAGAAAGATTGTGGTCGGACGCGACCCCAAAAACGGTATGGCGTATTATGTAGGTATGCGAGCGGGAAGCGGAGAGATATCTGCAATAGTAGAAGATGAAAGACACCTGCATAAATTTGGTAAGCAAAGATATCTGATCTACATTGAGAACGAAGATGGAACTATGCTTTGGAAGAGCATAGATGAAATGTCTTGCATCCTTGAATTTGATCTAAACTTCTGATGAATAGAAACAACCTATTGACTGAGGGTAACGAGTTCCGACTCCCCAACGGTAACCTTTACAGTGGTCCATACCATGTCCATATATCCAAAGGAGCTATGGTAGGCGCTAGGCATGTAAATGCAACTCACAGTTTGTTAACTCCAGTAAATGAAATTGTAGCAGAGAAGGTGTCTTCAATTCAACAAGAGCTATCAGCACAACGTCAGCGTCAAATAAATCTATCAGTAAATTCAAACAATCAAGCTCCCGTTCAATCGCCTTCTCCTCCTTCTGTTTCTGGAGGAACTAGCGGCGGTGGGGGTTACTAAACTTTAATTAATGAAAACATTCAATTTGTTTATTGTCGAGTTAGAAAAGACAGTAAACGACACCATCACAACGTCTGGTGGTTTAGAGTTATACATAGACAATAGATTCAATGAGTTTGAAAACAGAGTTACAGAAGGCCCTGTCGTGGCTGTCCCGTTCAAGTACGAAACTTGTGTCGAGCCTGGCGACACGTTGTACTTCCATCATCTCGTGGTTATCAACGAAGGCCAGCCACTCACTGGTAATGATAATCACTACCTTGTCAGGTACGATCAAGACCACGCTATCAATAATCAAGCTATTGCTTTTAAAAGCAGCAGTAATGGGGCTATCTACCCTCTTGCAGGTTGGAGCCTTCTTGAACCCGTCGAAGAAGAGGAAGTTCAAGAATCGGAGATTATCGAAGTTGTTAAACTTAAGCAGAAACCAACAACAAGAGGTAGAGTCGCATTTACGTCTCCTGGGATTGAAGCGCTAGGCTTGAAAGTTGGTGACGTGGTTGGCTTCAAAGAGAATCGAGACTATCGCATCAAGATAGATGGGAAGGAATATTACAGAACCCGCCTTGAAGACTTGATGTATGTTGAAAGATAATTTAATTAATATGACTATGATTGCCTCTGAAAAAAGAAAGGCAGACGAGCTTATGTCTGCTCTTGAGCAAAACGAGTGTCTTATAGCCGATGGTTTCGATGAAGCCCTGATAGGAATGACACATGGGTCAGAACCAAAAGCTGTTTATGATATCGATCAAATAATTGACATCCTTTGTAGAGATGACGATATGACTCGTGAAGATGCTATTGAGCACTTTGAGTTCAATATTGGGGGTGCATATGTGGGTGAGCGCACGCCTGTATTTGTTTACTGTTCTGAGTACGGAACATACTGGATTGGAGATGAGCCGTTCGACTAAGTTTACTACTGTCAGTGCGGCTATACGACTTATGTCCAGCATGGAGGTTGCCATCAACAATATGATTGAAGAAATCAAGAAGCCTGTTGATCCAGAGGCTGGTGGCTCTGCTCGAAAAGCAGAATTGCAGTCAATCAAGCAGACTGCTGTGGATTGTAAAGAACTTCTGGTAGAGCGCCAGAGATTAGAACAAATGGTTAAAGAGTTACAGACCAATGGAGAAATCGAGCAAGAAAAAGACTACTCAGGAGGATTCGCGGAAAGATTTTCAAAATAATCCTAGCGGGCTTATATATTGGGATGACTATGACTTTGATAATCAGTCAGATACGGCTGGTTACTTAAACAAAAACTTTAAGATTAGATACTTAAAGTCGTAATCGTCGCCGCATGCCTTACAAAAATAAAGAAGATCAAGCTAAGGCAGCGGCAAGACACTATCGCAAAAACAAAAAGAAAATAGTTTGCAGAAGTACTGCTAGAAACAAAAAACAAATAGCAAAAAATAAAGCATTTGTAGACAGATTGAAAAGAATGTTTAACTGCGTGGACTGTGGAGAGTCAGAGCCAATAGTCCTTGAGTTTGATCACGTAAGAGGAAAGAAAAAAAAAGCTATAGCTGATATGGTATCTCACTCCTATAGTATAGAAACCATAAAAGAAGAAATTAGAAAGTGTGAAATAAGATGTGCAAATTGTCATCGGAAAAAAACACATGAAAGAATGCACTCGTAGCTCAGTTGGATAGAGCATCTGCCTTCTAAGCAGACGGTCACAGGTTCGAATCCTGTCGGGTGTACAAATTAAATTAAATGGCTGTACTCGTAGATATAGATGGTTATGAAACTAAAGGGATTAAGATCGACCCTAACGGTACAGAGGGAGATTACTTCGAATCGAGTGGGCTACTTATTGTCCTTCCAAAAAAACCGAAGCGATCTGAGATACTCTTCCATGACCAGCCAAAGAAGTTGCAGCTGTGGCAGCGCCTACCTATGCCCGAAGAGTTGCAGAGGATTCGAAGTATGGATGAGTGGCTCGAAAAACCTGCCGAGTTTCGGAAAAAGTTTCGTGTATACATCGAGGAAGAGTTTCAACGCAGGCGGGACGGTGTTTGGTTTTACAACAATGGGGTCCCTACGTATATTACAGGGAGGCACTATATGTTTCTTCAATGGTCTAAAATTGATATCGGATACCCATCATACCTCGCTTTCCAAAGGGAAATCTTTCTCCACATGGCTGCTTGCGAAGCTGATCCCCGTTGTTTCGGTCAGCTATATACTAAGTGTCGTCGTTCTGGCTACACTAATATATGCTCTGCTGTGCTTGTTGACGAAGCTACTCAAGTTAAAGACAAGCTTCTTGGGATTCAGTCGAAGACTGGTAAGGACGCTCAGGAAAACATTTTTATGAAGAAAGTAGTCTCTATTTTTAGAGGCTATCCCTTCTTCTTCAAACCCATCCAGGACGGTACCACAAACCCACGTATGGAATTAGCGTTTCGTGAGCCATCAAAAAGAATCACGAAAAACAACAAGACGTCTTACCGAGGTGATGCATTGAATACAGTAATCAATTGGAAGAACACCACAAACAATGCATACGACGGTGAGAAACTTCACATTCTGTATCTGGATGAGGCGGGCAAGTGGGAGAAGCCTACAGACATACGTGAAGCCTGGAGAATTGAAAGAACTTGCTTGATTGTTGGTAAGCGCATCGTCGGTAAAGCTCTCGTGGGAAGCACCGTAAATCCCATGGACAAAGGTGGCAAAGAGTACAAAGGACTTTGGTACGACTCTGATCCTAACGAGAGGAACGCAAACGGAAGAACTAGATCTGGACTTTACAGGATATTTATACCTGCATACGAGGCGCTAGAGGGTTTTTTTGATGAGTATGGAAATGCAGTTATTGAAGACCCTTCCCAAATCGTACACATACATGGTGGCGTAATAGGTATAGATGGTGAGTTGATAGAAAACGGAAGTAAGTCTTACTTGAAAAACGAAAGAAAGTCATTCAAGGATGACCCTTCAGAGCTAAACGAAATAACCAGGCAGTTTCCGTTTACTGAGGACGAAGCATTTAGAGACAGTATTGAAAGTAGCCTATTTAACATAGGTAAAATATATCAGCAAATAGAGCATAACGATGAGCTGTACCCCAACCCCGTAGTAACAGGAAACTTTCTGTGGAAGGAAAAAGACAAAGAGGTTGTTTTCTCTCCAACCCCTAACGGTAGATTTAAAGTGTGTTGGATGCCAGATCCTCCAGATAGAAATGTCATAAGATTAGAAAGGGGCAAACTAGTTCCTCCATTTCCAGAGTATGGATGCGGAGGCGTTGACTCTTATGATCTTGACGCTACGGTTGACAGTCGCGGATCAAAAGGTGCGCTTCACATGTACAATAAATTCAGCATGAATCGTCCGCCCAATATGTTTGTTGTTGAGTATGCTTCTCGTCCAGACCTCGCTAGCATTTTTTACGAAGATGTTTTGATGTGTGCTTTCTTTTATGGCTATCCACTTCTCATAGAAAACAACAAGTATGGGATCGCAAGGCACTTTGAGGCTAGGGGGTATGACGGTTATCTTTTAGGTAGACCGTCTCACCTTATGAGCAGGACAGCTCCTAATAATTCTGTGAAAACCAAAGGCATACCGTCCAACTCTCAAGATGTGATTCAGTCTCACGCTCAATCCATCGAGGCGTTTATTCATAGTTATGTTGGAATCAATCACGAAACAGGAGAAGTAGGCACTATGTATTTTAACAGAACTCTAGAAGACTGGATAGGATTTAAGATAGACAAGAGAACAAAGTTTGACCTTACTATCAGTTCTGGTTTAGCATTATTAGCTGCACAAAAAGCAAAACCTAAAAAAGAAACTAACTTCCAGGAGAAGGTGTTTTTCAGAAAATATAAGGTCTAGCAGCGATTTCTTATATTTGCGAGATATCGAGTATAGTGCCAGAAAAATATGAATTATACAAACAAAAAAGGTAAGAGTTCTTTTCCCGATCCTCTGGCAAGCAGTGAAGCTAAAAACACAAAGGAGTACGGTATCGAGTATGCAAAAGCCATTGAGTCTCAGTGGGGCAAGATGGGCGCAAATAGCTCTTTGTTTGGCAGAAGAAACTTAATATTTGACAGAAGTAGACACTACGCAAAAGGCACTCAAAGCACAGACATCTACAAAAAGCTCCTTAGATCTTTGAACCCAAATGACGGGGATGGCAGTTTGATGAACTTGGATTACACACCAGTTCCTGTTCTTCCTAAGTTTGTTCGAGTTGTAGTAAATAAAATTCTTTCTAGGTCTCCGTATCCTAATTTAGAAGCTGTCGATCCGTTGTCTTCTTCAGAAAAGAACAGAAAGAAAAGAAAGATAGAGCTTCAGATTCAGCAGAAAGAACAGCTGATGAAGCTCAAGGAAAGCACTGGTGTTGTCTTTGACGTAGACCCAGATCAGCTCCCAGATACCGAGGAGGAGTCAGAAATCTTTATGGGTACAAACACGAAGACTGATGCGGAAATTGCCGCTCAGATCGGAACGAACCTAACCCTGTCTTGGAACAACTTCATTGACGGTACGTTTAGGAGATGCGTGAATGACCTTGTTGCATTGGGTATGGCTGTCGTGAAAAGATCGAATGATCCCAACCAGGGTATCAAGACAGAGTATGTAGACCCTGCTAGATTTATACATAGCTATACAGAGGACCCCAACTTTGAAGATCTTATTTACGCTGGTCACGTAAAGACCATATCCATTCAGGAGTTGAAGAGGCTTGCTGGTCACGAGCTTCATGAGGAAGATTTTAAAAAGATTGCTGAGTCTGCACAAAACAGTTACGGTAATGACTCTGCTGGTTTGCACAAAAGCTCTTATAACAAGTCGCGCATGCGTCAGGAGTATGGGTATGATGAGTATATGGTTGACGTGCTTGATTTTGAGTTTATCTCTGTTGACTGCATATACTTCGAAGAAAAAGAAAATCGTTTTGGCAACGTAAACTTTTTTATGAAGGGCTTCGACTATGAGCCTAAGCAAGGAAGCGTATACCAGAGAACTCCACACAAGATGGAGATTTCAACGGTTTACAGCGGCAGCTACATTATGGGCGCTGGAAAGATATTCAACTACGGTATGTCAAAAAACATCCCGAAGAATATTCACGACCTAAGTCGTTGTACTCTTTCTTATTCAGCCACTGCAACAAACATCAGTAATATGATGCCTAAGTCAATGGTGGATAGCTGCACTGGTTTTGCAGACATGCTTCAGTTGACGCATCTTAAAATTCAACAGGCCATAGCCAAGGCAAAGCCTGACGGTTTGATTATTGACATCGAAGGTTTAGAAAATGTACAGCTCGGAAAGGGCGGAGAACTTCAGCCTTTGGATCTTCACGATATCTATGAGCAGACGGGTGTCTTCTACTATAGAAGCAAAAACCCAGAAGGCGGATTCCAGAATCCTCCAGTAAGAGAAATCGGAAACAGCATTAGAAATATTAATGAGCTTATTGGGCTGTACAATCATTACTTGAGAATGATTCGTGACGCGACTGGCATCAATGAAATGATGGATGCGTCTACTCCGAAAGGTGATACTTTGGTTGGTGTTCAGCAACAGGCGATCGCAGCTGGAAACAATGCCACGTATGATATAACAAACTCTTCTATGATTCTTTTCAAGAAGGTCTGTTCAGATATCGTGAAGTGTTTGCAAATCTTACCCAAAGATTCTGTCATCTATTCGGCTTATGCCAATGCCGTAGGTAAAGAAAACATGGATGTTCTTGCTTCTTTCGATAGTCTACCTATGTACAACTTTGGGGTGCAGGTAGTAAAAGAAATGGAGGACAAGGATAGAGCATATCTTGAACAAAACATACAGATGTCTATTCAGCAACAAGAGCTAGACATAGAGGATGCTATTGCTATCAGGCAGTTGAAAGATGTGAATCAGGCGGAAAGGCTGCTTGTTGTTAGGAGAAAAAAGAGAATGGCGCAGAGACAACAAGTAGCAATGCAAAACTCTCAGCAGCAAGCTCAGATACAACAGGCTTCTGCACAGGCTGCTTCTCAAGCAAAGATGCAAGAGGTTCAGATGGAGGCTCAAATAAGGGCTCAAGAAATGCAGCTCCAGGCTCAAATAGACACTCAGATAGAGCAGATGAAGCATGAGTTTAGAAAAGAGATTGAAATGATCAAAGCGCAGGCTGTCCTGGGTGTTCGATCTGGTGATCAACAGTTTAAAGAAAAACTAGAGGTGTTGAAAGAAGACAGAAAAGACACCAGGGTTAAGAAGCAGGCTGTAGAGCAAAGCAAGCTTATTTCTCAAAGAAAGGGTGTTAGAGGTGAGATACAAGAATCAAATGTCTCTATGGGTATAAATAATCAGTTCATGCAGTAATGGCAAACAAAGTAAATTTAGACGTAGCTGAAAAGCTTGATATCACTTGTAGAAGGGGTGATACGTTTTCTCTTACGCTTACACTTAAGGACTCTAGCGGGACTGCTTTGCAGCTTAGCACTTTGGGCTATGAGTTTCTTATGGACGTAAAGACTGGAAGAAAACAAACTGATGAAGGCCTCAAGAGGGATGTCGTTGCTTCTAGTTCTTTGTCAAAATCAACATCAAAGGTTGACCCCAAACTAAGCAATGGATTTCAGTTTACTGACATTACAGATAGCGGAACGGTAAAGGTTACCGCGTCAGCTGACACGATGAGATCAATTCCTGTGGGCGCGTTTGTTTATGATATTCAGCAAAAGGTGGGCGACGAGGTAACCACAATACTTACTGGTTCGTTTAGAGTAAAAGAAGATATATCTAACTAAAATGGCTATAACAGTTACTTCTAGCGGTGGAAACTCTGTCACCACTACGGAAACTGGTGGCACTACGATTACTATAAATGAATCTTCTACCTCTGTAACAGTTACCCCACCTGCTTCTAGCTCCATAACGGTAACAGAAAAGGGGATCAAGGGTGACAAAGGTGACACTGGCGACACAGGAGCTACAGGTGCAACTGGCGCCACAGGCGCAACAGGCGCCACAGGTGCTACAGGTTCTACGGGCGCTCAGGGTCCGCAAGGAATCCAGGGCCCAGCGGGTAATGATGGAGCTGACGGAGGAACAAATATTGTTTCTGATACATCGCCCCAACTAGGTGGCGACCTAGATGTAAACGGAAATGACATTGTTAGCACCTCTAATGCAGATATTGATTTAGATCCTAATGGAACGGGTAAGGTTGTATTTAAAGGCAACTCTGACAAGGGTGCTGGTCAGTTTGTTTTAAACTGTGAGCAGAACAGTCATGGCATTGTAATTAAGGGACCGCCCCACTCCGCGGGAGCTTCTTATACTTTGACGCTTCCAAACACAGATGGAAGTGCAAATGAAGTTTTGAAGACTGATGGCAGCGGCAACTTAGACTGGGTTGCCCAAACCACAGACACCAACACTCAAAACACAACCACACTATCTTTTGTAGATAGCTCCAACGACATCATTCTTAGGAACACCACGGGTGGTGCAGGTTCGGGAACTGACGACATCAAGTTTGTAGCTGGGTCTAATATAACCCTGACTCACACAGATGCAGACAATATTACGATAGCGTCTACAGACACTAATACTCAGCTCTCTACTGAGGAAGTCCAAGATATAGCTGGACCCTTAGTTGCTACTGGCGGAACAAAAACAGGTATTAGCGTTACCTATGATGATGTTAATGGCAAC